AGCAAATGGGCCATTTACATGATTATAATGTAGAAATACTTGGCCACAAATGTTGCCCTCAAACGGCTCTCGCCAATGTTCAAGTTCGCAACCACTATATACCAACATATCGCCTACATCAAGCACGACTTTTGTGCCTTTTGGAGCATTTGGTTTATGTATGTTTTTATATTCATCTATGACGTTGTCAGCCCCCGTGCCATCGATAAATATAGGCCAAGGATCTCCACCAAGGTTTAGAGTTGTAGATATCTCACAGCTTGGTCTGTCTTTATGTCGTCTTAATATATCTCCTTTTTTATATGCTCTAGAATAAGAATAAGTAGGTATTAAATCTAATCCTGTTTCTTTCTTCATTACAGGCAACATTTTCATTAATAAAGTTTCCATTACAAAATCACCATAACAAGAATATGTATTAGGCACTTGTTGATCGGTCCATGTTCCAAGAATTGGAGATTCTGAATGTAGGTTATGTGTATACATAAACTCTACAGCATCTTTTTTAAGTAAAAAATAATTAAATATAAAATTAGCTAGTTCATAGGACAAAGCTTTTTTTATAACTTGATATTTAAACATTAAATCCTTTCTGTATAAAATTAAATGACACAGATATTCTTATATCATTACTTTCGTTAGGTTCAACACAATGCCATAACCAAGAAGGAAACATTACTATCCTACCCTCTATTGGATTTACACGAACTTCTCTCCATAAGTGCGATGGTGGTTCACCTTCTTTTCTTGAAGGCATAACCATGTGTGCTCCTGATCTTGGTTCATTAAATACTATTTGTCCAGAATTTTTAGGTGCTTTAATATAATAAACACCACTAAAATGACTGTTAGGATGTAGATGTGGTCTGTTTAATGCACCAGGTGGATTTATGTTTGCCCACATGTTTCCCATATGTGGTTCTCTAGCTAACCATTCTTCTTGAAATATTTCATTTGTCATTTTAAATAATTCATCTACCAAAGGTTTAAATACTGGTTTTTCATGCATGTTAGTTTGACTGTGCCAACCCTTCATATTAGTTCTCTGTACACCCTTATCATGATTTGACCAATCAATTACAGCTTTTTCAAAAAGTCTGTTGTCTAGATTTACATCTTTAGCATATATAATAGTTGGAAAGTATGCAGCTTTAATCATTTAAATGGTGTCCCTCCAAACCACATAACAAGTGATTGTCTTCTACCACGTGTTACTGGTTTTACTCTGTGTCTTATAAATGATGCAAAAAATATAGCGTGACCCTGTTTAAGTTTTGCAATTTTACCTTCTGCCATTAACTCTAAATCTCCGCCTTCAAACTCTGACTCAGGGGATAATAAACATGTCATAGATATTTTTCTTACAGGTGGTTCGTGTTGACAATTTACATCATTGTCTACATGCCATTCATAAAACCCACCTTCAGGATATTCTGTGTATTGTGCCATCTCTGTAATCTGCATTCCATCAAAACCAAAATGATTACCATTAGTTGCTTTCATAACCTGTTCTATTTTTTTATACATAGGCTGCATTTTTTTAAAAGGTATCCAGCTAATATGTGAAGTTCTAGTTTTAGTATCTAAAATAGAATCTTTAATTCCTTTTTTGCTTCCGACATATGCATCTTGTTTAGGTTCAGATCTTCCTGCATTAATTATATCTCGACATTGTTCAGGTGTAAAAATTGGTTGTGTGGTTTCAACTATGTAAGATTTCCATCGTGGTTCTGTTATCATACTAATATCCGTATTCTACCCATCCTGTTATTATATATTTATCATTTGATAAAGGAGGATTACCTCTATGAACGTGTGTAAATTGTGCAGGCCAAATTAGTAATGTGTTTTTTTCAGGTTTAAATCTACACTTTTGATATAAAAATTCTGTTTCTCCGCCTTCGGTCACATCATTAAGATAAATCATAAAAGCTAGTATTCTATTTCTAGCTTTCATTGCTGCACTTTCACAATGCCAAAAATGATAACCTTCGCCTACTTTAGTTTTTTGTATTTTAACTTCTAGTATAGTATGTCGATCTAAATGTTTTAGATAAGAATATTTTTTAACATATAATGGATATACTTCTTTAAAAAACATATTTATAAAAGGTTTATTGACATAAGTTAAACAAACGTTCATATCTTTTATAGTATCAATTGCACTATCGGATACTAATGTTTCATCAATTTTTCTTTCATAGACAGCGCCTTGTTGTTCGCACTTATTAAAATAATTTAAATAATTAGTTATTAATTCATCTGGCATAAAGTTTTTAAATACACCTATGTGATTGTCTATGTAATATTCTCTGTCCATTATACTGCACCTCTATTTTTTATTGGATCAAACTGTACATCCATATTTGCAGCAAGAGTTCGTCTTACTTCATTAGTGCCATTGAATGGATATACTGTGTGTCTCATATCATATGGAAAAATATAAAAATCTCTAAGATCCATTGGTGGTTGATAATCTATTTTTGCAAACTGACCATTAGCTGCACCTAATATCTGTAGTCTTCCATTCTGTTGTATGTGCCCTGCTGAATACTCTCTACCATATGTTGAAGGTAATTTTAAAATCATTACACTAGATAAACCAGTAAACAACATGCCTCTATGAATATGTGCTGGATTGTATTCGTGTTGTTTCATCTCATTAACCCAAATAGAATTAAGATGTAAGTCGTAATCTCTTATTTTATTAAATGCTAAATAATGCTTAAACATTTCCATAAAATAATTTGTTACATCTCTTGGTAACATATTATGATTTTTCATCTTTGATTGATCTTGACCATGGTAAAATAAAGAATGTTCTTTTTCTATCTTACCAACCAGTTGACCATTTGCAGGTGCAAGATTATGATAGTTTGTTTCGTATATATAGTTAATACTATTGAATATATCTAAAGGTACTTGATACTTTAAAATA